CGGCGTTATTTTTGATGAGCTGCATACCCAACCGAACAGAAAACTGTTTGATGTAATGACCAAAGGTTCCGGCGATGCAAGAATGCAGCCACTTTATTTCCTGATCACCACGGCGGGAAACGATACACAATCCATCTGCTATGAAATCCACCAAAAGGCAAAGGACATCATCGAAGGTCGAAAAGTTGACCCTACCTTCTACCCTGTGATTTACGGTGCAGAGGATGATGATGACTGGACAGACCCGGAAGTATGGAAGAAAGCCAATCCCTCCCTTGGGGTGACTGTCGGCATTGATAAGGTGCAGCAAGCCTGTGAGCAGGCACAGCAGAACCCCGGCGAAGAGAACGCTTTCCGTCAGCTTCGTCTGAATCAGTGGGTCAAGCAGGCTGTCCGTTGGATGCCGATGGCGGTGTGGGATGCCTGTGCATTTCCGACCGACAAATCCGAATTGGAAGGCCGTGTCTGCTACGGCGGTCTGGACTTGTCCTCCACAACGGATATCACGGCTTTTGTGTTGGTGTTCCCACCGGAAGATGAGGATGATAAATACATCATTCTCCCGTACTTCTGGATACCGGAAGATAACATCGACCTGCGTGTGCGCCGTGACCATGTGCCGTATGACATTTGGGAACGACAGGACTTGCTTATGACCACCGAGGGAAATGTAGTCCATTACGGTTACATCGAGAAATTCATCGAGTCTCTGGGTGAGAAATATAACATCCGTGAAATCGCATATGACCGTTGGGGTGCTGTGCAGATGGTGCAGAACCTTGAAGGTATGGGATTCACGGTAGTGCCTTTCGGGCAAGGGTACAAGGATATGTCTCCTCCGACCAAGGAACTGATGAAACTTGCGATGGAGAAAAAACTGGCTCACGGCGGTCATCCGGTGCTGCGTTGGATGATGGATAACATCTACATCAAAACGGACCCCGCGGGAAATATCAAAGCTGATAAAGCCAAATCCACAGAAAAGATTGACGGTGCCGTTGCTACCATTATGGCGCTCGACCGTGCAATCCGCTGTGGCAACACCAACAGTGCCAGCGTTTATGACGAGCGTGGCATTTTGTTTATTTAGGAAGGAGCGTGATTTGATATGGGTATCTTTACGGGAATGTTTAAATCCAGAGATAAGCCCGAAAACAGAACGGCTGGCAGTGCCTACACCTTTTATATGGGCGGCACGACTTCCGGCAAAGCAGTGACAGAGCGTTCTGCCATGCAGATGACGGCGGTGTATTCCTGTGTCCGTATCCTGGCTGAAGCCGTGGCAGGCTTGCCTTTGCATTGATATAAATATAACGATGACGGCGGCAAGGAAAAAGCCATCGACCATCCGCTTTACCGACTGCTCCATGATGAGCCGAATCCGGAAATGAGTTCTTTCGTGTTCCGAGAGACACTCATGACCCATCTGCTCCTGTGGGGTAACGCCTACGCACAGGTTATCCGTAACGGCAAAAACGAGGTGGTGGCACTTTACCCTTTGATGCCAAACAAGATGAGTGTGGACAGAGATGAAAATGGGCATCTGTATTACACCTATTACCGTGGCCCCGATGAGGCCATTAAAAATAAGGACTTTGCAGTAACCCTGCAGCCTTCCGATGTGCTGCACATTCCCGGACTCGGCTTTGACGGGTTGGTGGGATATTCTCCGATTGCTATGGCAAAGAACGCCATCGGCATGGCAATTGCCTGTGAGGAGTATGGTGCCAAGTTCTTCTCCAACGGTGCAACACCAGGTGGTGTCCTGGAACACCCAAGCACAATCAAAGACCCACAGAAGGTCAGAGAGAGTTGGCAGGCTGCCTTTGGAGGCAGTTCGAATTCAAACAAAGTGGCTGTCCTTGAAGAAGGAATGAAGTACACACCGATTTCCATTTCACCGGAACAGGCACAGTTTTTGGAAACACGCAAATTCCAAATCAATGAGATTGCTCGAATTTTCAGAGTCCCTCCCCACATGGTTGGCGACCTTGAGAAGTCGAGCTTTTCTAATATAGAGCAGCAGTCTCTTGAATTTGTAAAGTACACCCTTGACCCGTGGGTCATCCGCT